GCCAGTTTGAGGCAAAAGCGAAATCCACAGTACGACTATCTGCTTGGTGCTGATAATACGGCTGTCTATATGGAGGGACGACTGACGGGGCCATTGGCACTGTCTGGTATCACTCCTGGAAGCTCCGCTGCTGCAACAATCAATGGGAGAGAAGGACGGTTTGAGCTACTGCCGAACGAACAAATTGCTGAACACTATTGGCAATTTCTCGGCACGCCAATCAGAGGAATTTTTAGACTGGTTGGCAAAGGAAGCGTTCAGAACGTTTGACGCTTAACCACTTTCTTTCTCATTGAGGATTCTCTCATGCTCTACCACCCGACTGAACTGGTTAAGAGCCAAGACGTTATTGTGCGTGTTGGCTCCATCGTGGGCACGGGTCGCCCCCTGATCACTCAGAGTGGCGCTACCTTCACCGTTAGCGGTGCTCCGACTCTCTACACCCTCCAGGCAGCCACCACGGCTTCTGTGGCCTTCAACGACGGCAACACCGAATTCTACCTCCTGGGTGGCGGCGGCTTTGCTGATAGCGTGATCGTCACTTCGCAGGCAACTGCTTCCGTTACTTCTTATTTTCAGAAAGACGTTGACGGCACTGTTTTCATTCCGAATAGCTTCGACGAAGCTTTCCAGGTGATTGCTGCTGCTCGTTACGACAAGAACTCTGAAGTGTATGTTGAAATCAATAAGCAACTGGGCGTGAGCGGCACCACTTACTACTATGACCGCGTTGCTTACGTGGGTCGCGTGATGAACTACAACGAGAGCTATCCTGCTGATAACCTCGTTGAATGCACCTTCGACCTGATCAGCCGTGGCCGCATTGGCATTCACCAGAACGCTGAGAGCACCGGCAGCATCATTCCGACTGCTCCTAATAGCTGACTTTTGCCCATTGTTTTTGCTAGCCTTCCCTTACGGGGAGGCTTTTTTATTGTGAATATTTCACAACTACGAGATACGATTACAACGCTTTTAGGAGCCAGTCCAAACCTAGTTGGTTCTTACACGCTGCCCAATGGCACCACGATTCCCGCTATCTACGTGGTAGGTCAACAGGGCGTGCCTTCTGAATTTAAGGCGACTGGTCTGGAAGTGACTATGCGTCAGTTTCCAGAGATCATTCCACGCTCTCCACTGGGTGGCCTCAAGATGAATCAATTGTGGGAAGTGATATTGGTCCAATACACCCCCAGTGAGAACACTTTACCCCTGGCCATGGACAGAATGGTGAGGCGCTTTCCTGACAGCACTCCTCGTTATTTTCCTGGTGACGACGTGGCTTATGAGCGCTGCCGTTTCACCATTCCCGACATGGTACTACGTCCTTTATACAGATAATGGCTGGCGTTATTGTTGGCGCGACAATTATTGGTGGCGATGCGTGGGAAAAGAAACTACGCGCCGCTTTTGAAATCTGGGCGTCTGAAGATGTCAATGATGCCTATTGGGACGATCAATTTAAGGATGACAGATGGGCTTATCAAAACGAGACAAGGCGAAAAAATGGAGAGACTGTCACATCGCCTCGTGATATTTATGACCTTGGCGAACTGTATGACAGCGGCAGGGAGTCTTTTAAAATCACTCAAGGAACCGTAGACATTACGGCATCCTGGAATTGGGATGCTAAAAATTCTTCTGGCAGGGCTTATGCCTGGTATGTTCATGAAGGACTAGGCACTAACATCACTCCCCGACCATGGACAGACGAGATGCAAGTGCCTAGCAAGTTTGAAGCCAGTGTTGTCCGTCTTGCCCTGAAGCGTAGAATCAAGACTGCTTTCAAAGGCAAGTGAAGATTGATTATCTATGGAGCGAGGATCAAACGGTTCACGCTATCAACTGCTTGATTGAAGGCACTGCCTTGGAGGTAGGCATACTATGTCTTGTTTCCTGCGGAGAAACCACCATTAGAATTTCAAACGAAAGTCACTCTCTTCTTGTTGAAGTGCCACCTGAGTTTCGTTCTGGCCATGAACGAGTGAAGGTGTTCAACGCAATGTTAAACATTCTTGACCATGAGCAAATACAGCTTCCTTCTGGAAACCAAAACTGAGGAGTTCTTTGAACTTCTTCCGAACATCCGCATGAAGAAATATGGCGGCTGGCTGGTTGCAGAAGCAATTGAGCAGGAAGAGATTAGTAAGCTCCAGAGTCAGGCGACTATTCGCGCTGTTCAGCTTGCCAAGCGCATTGCCTCAGCAAAAGATATTCCCCTTGACGAAGCTTTTTCTTTGCTACAAGGCGGCGCTGGTTCTATCACTGAAGCGGAACTTCTTTCTGAATACACAGAAGAAACACTCAGCATGATCACCAGCGGCTCATCCGTGGAGAGCACTAACGCTCGTATGGTGACGGCTTTCGTTCGCTCTCGCGGACAGGGCCTGGTCGATGGCGAATGGCAAGACTTGGCCGACTGGGACTTAGAAGACACCAAAACTCTTCCTCGTCGCGCCATTGCCAAAGTGGTCGAATTCATCTCCGCTGAGCAAGAAGCAGAAATGAAGGAGGCTGCAGACGGTGTAAAAAAATCCCAGAAGAGGAGTATTCCTCAAACGCAGAGCGTCTAGAAGCTCAGTCCAGAAAGTTCCTAACTTCCCTCACTCCATGGAATGATCTTTACTTCCGACTTTCGTCGTCGGACTTTAAAGATGAACGATGGAGTGCAAAGTGTTTTGGTCGTCAGCGCGTTAGTGATGTTAAGGCTGCCCTGAAGTTTTTAGAGAAGCACGACGTTACTAAATACAACATTCAAAGCGTAGCCGTGGCAAAGCTTGGAGCCATGGCTGCTGGCATGATGGGAGGCAAAAAGAGTTCAGTCAAGCCAGAAAACTTCTTGCCTTTTGATACGACAAAGATCAAAAAAGATCATGGTGTAACGGATGAAAGCCTGATCGTATTGCAGCGCCTAATGAAGGAACGCATGATGAATGGGCGTGTAATTGCCTTGCTAGCCGAGGAAATAAAAGCTTTTAGTGGGCGCAGTCAAGGACAATGATTATAGAATTGGTAACATAGAGGGTTTTGTAAAATGGCGGTTCAAGACGCAGAACTTAAGCTTAAGGTAAGTCTTGACCTAGCATTTTTTAGGCAACAGTTATCAGGGCTGGGTCAAGCTGCTGCTGGATATAACGTTCCCATTAATGTTAGGTTTGATCGTCGCGCCATCCAAAATGAGCTGAATGCGCTTGGTCGTAACATTAGTCAGCGTACATATCGTCTAGAAGTTGCAACTAATATCAGCGCTGAAATTAAGAATGCAGAGAAACTTGCAAAACTTCTGCGTGAAATGCCCGCAGGCTCTAGTGGAGTTGCGGGCACTACGGGAAAAGGACTTGGACAAAAAGCTTTTCTAGGAATTTCTCCTACAGAAATTAAAAGGCTGTACAAGGCTGCAGGTGATGCAGGGCTAATTTCGTTTCGGGAATCTATTGCCAATAACAAGAGAGAAATCGCCAAGGAACTGGGCTCCATTGGGAAAGACTCAGTAGCTGGATTGCTTAATGGCTTAAGTAGTCAAAATGCTCAATTACAAAAAGCTGCTGAGTCTCTTGGCAAAGATTTAATTGCGTCTGTCAAGGGAGTCCTTGGCATTGCATCGCCTTCTCGTGAATTCAGGAAAATTGGCGAAGATTCAGGCAAGGGTTTTGAACAGGGTCTGATCCAGTCAATGGAGATAGCGGAAAAATCTGCTACTCGTCAGCTACAGAGAATGCTTGACCGTCTGGCACGCATGGCACTGATGGCTGGCGGCATGAGCGCCGCTGAGATCAGTCGCCAAGCAGGCGCAGGCATTGCTCAGAGAATGATGCCTGGCCCCTCGTGGACAGCGACCACGCCATCACGCTCTGCCTCCATTGGACCATCATCTTCAGGAAGATTGCTTTCTGGCGCTCCTGCGATGCGAGGACTGCCGGGCTCTTTTTATGGAGAGCAAAAAATGCTTATGGGGGATCTTCTTTCCCCAGCATTAAAAGAAGTATTGCGTGGTGCAGCTAATACTTTTGTTGATTCAGTGCGTAGAGAATTAAACTCTGCAGTGCGTTCTGTTTCTGTGAGGGATCTTGGCAGAACCGTGCAGGCCGCGCTTAGCCCTCAGCGAACTGCGGGCTTACTTTCTGCGGGAGTTGGCAGGGCTCCTAGTGTGTATTCCACTGGAGCCATTGGAGGAGAATCTCGCGAGCAAATGATTGCGCGTCGCACTCGTGAAGCTTATATGCGTTCCTCTCTGAGAGAAATGGACGTAATGGGCGGTGGCGCTGGTCGCCCGCCTTCTCCGTATAGCTATGCATACAGGGGGGCTAGGCCGCTGAGCGCAATGGTGCCTTACGCTGCTGGAGGTGCGCTTGTTCCCATTGGTGGCGGGGGAGGTGGAATGCCGCCCAGGAGGCCTCCTGTCGGAGCTGGTGGAGCCGGAGGATTAGGCGACTTTGGTCGCGCATTGGGAAATGTTCAATTACCAGGCACTGGAGTGGTGCGTGAGATTGGCAATGAATTTGCCATGGCAACAAAGCAAGTGCTGCTATTCGGCACTGCTTATAAAGCTTTAGCTTTCGCCACGTCTTTTCCTGCTCAAGTAGGGCAGGCGGTTGGAGCGCTGCAAAGTTTTAATAACACATTGAAAGCTATTTCTCCAACAGCACAAGAGGCAAGGACTTCAAATCAATTCATCTTAGATATTGTTGATCGTTACAACGTTCCTCTTCAGTCGGCACGAGATGGCTTTACGAAGCTTTACGCCTCCATGGCTCCTGCTGGATTCAAGGGCGATGAAATTCGCGCTCTGTTTACCGGAGTGAGTCAGGCTGCTGCCACTTTTGGCATGAGCGCTGAGAAAGTAGACAGGGTTAATTATGCCTTTGCTCAGATGGCCAGCAAAGGTCAAGTGATGAGTGAAGAACTCAAAGGGCAATTGGGCGATGTGCTGCCTGGTGCCATGGGAATCTTTGCTGAAGCTGCAGGCTTTGAGGGACCAAAGGCGATTGAGCAATTTTCCAAGGCATTAGAAGACGGAGCTTACAAAGGCGACGCAATGCGTGTATTGCTGAAAAATGTCACTGGAGTACTGCAGAAAGAATTTGGACCTGGAGCAGAGGGAGCGGCTCGCACCTTCCAAGGCGTAATCAATCGCATGCAAAACTCTACGAAGCTTCTTTATGAAGCCTTTGAGCCTGTGGCCGTAGGATTTTTAAATGGAGTTGTGGTGCCATTAACGAGTGGCTTGAAGACAGTCGCTGATGGCGTAAATACTTTCCTAAAAGGTACTCAAGCAGAAACAGCAGGAGGCTTTGCCTTAGCACAGGAATTAGAGCGTCTTAAGCCTGCTTTTGATGGCATTCGTACAAACATTAACAATCTGCTCCCTGTGTTTCAAACGTTTGGAGAGTTGGCTTTAAATATTGCAAAAATTTTGCTTCAACTTGCTGGTAACCCAGTGGTTGGTTATCTCGCCAAGATTTATGCCATTGCGCTTCCATTGAACATAGCTTTGGGGGTGATGAAAGGATTGTGGGCAGCAAATGCCTTGCAACTTATTATTTTTAATGCACGAGTTGCCACAGGCACCAGTACATTGACCGCCTTTAGAGGCATGATGGCAGCGACTGGTGCTACTGCTGCGACAACTGCGGCTTCTATTCGCGGAGCTGGATTGGTACTTAGGACTTTCTTCGCCGCCACTGGCGTAGGCCTGGTTATCACTGGTGTCAGCATGCTAATTGAACGATTCATGAGCATGAATCAAGCATTAGAAGACACTAAAAATAAAGCATTAGGAGCGGCCCAAGCAATTCGCTCCATGTCATCTACCGAAGCAAGAGCCGCGCAGTTCAGCGCGCAAAATACTGTTAGAGAATTACAAAACTTGCAGCAGTCAGGCGACCTGAGAAGGAAAGGGAAAGATACCCACGTAGCGGTTCCACCTAATTTGGTCAAAAAATTAGAAAGTGCTGGAATTCCTGTGCAGCGTGATCTTATAGGGCAGACGACTGTTGAGCGTTCAATGCTTGACTCCTATATTCAGCAACAGCGTGGAATTATTTCCGAAGCTGATTATAGGCAGCGTCAACTTCAATTTGAAGAGAATCAAACCGCTGCGGGCGCTGCTATGACTGCTATGCCAGGTGGCGCCACCGGAGCGGATGGCGGACAAGCCGGTGCAAAACTTGACACTTATGATCGCAGCAAGCTTGATTTCATCAAGCAACAAGGCGAGCAAGAAAAACTTGCATTAGATCGCAGATTGCAGCAAAATCTTATTTCAGAAACGCAATTTAAGATAGCTTCGGCAGAACTTGAACTAGAAGTTGCGAAGCTAGAACTTGCAGAACAATTGCGCATCAAAAAAATAGAAATAAACAAAGATAACCTGTCTGCGCAAGACAAACAATTAAAGATACTGGACGAACAAACTAAGTATCAAAATGCACTTAATATTGCACAGGACAAATATACTGTTGCGGTAGAGGGCGCCAAGAAGGAACTTGAGGGTCCATTTGATGATGCCATTCAGAAAATAAACGCCTCAATGACTGAGCAGAGAGTAATACTTGCAAATTTGGAAACAGGAACTGGTGAACTTACGCCAAAGCAACAGGCAACATTGGCAGTCCAGGAGTTAATCACCGGCAAGACAGAAGACGAATTAAATATGCTCAAGGAAAGAATTAAATTATTCAGGGGTGCGGTCGTAGAACAGGCTTTATTAAATAAAGAAGTCGAAAGAGCGAAAAAATTAAGAGAGCTTTCTCTGGCCATTGACATGGCCAGGGCAATTTCTCCTGATGTCGAATTGCGTCAAAAAATAGTACAAGAAGGATACGAGGGGACTCAGTTAGAGGCTCGCTTTAACCTTGAACAAGCTCTGCAACTAGCACAAAAAGCCAAGGAAGACTTGCAAAGCATTGCATCTTCCATTGGAAGTGCCTTTGGAGATGCGTTTAAGGGAATTATTACTGGTACTTCGTCTGTACGCGAAGCTCTTGCTGGTATGTTCCAAAGCATTGCTGATTCCTTTGCTGACATGGTGGCGCAAATGATTGCGGAATGGATGCGCACTCAAGTATTACAGGGCTTCCAATCGCTGTTTGGACCAGCACTGGGGGCGTTAGGAGGTGGCTTTGCGGGCGGCGCTGCAGGCTTTGGAGGCGGCTTTGATGCAGGCATCTCTCCTCTCTCCGGCGTGTCTGATTTCAGCGGTGCATTTAAATTTGCCAATGGCGGCATAGCAGCAGGAGGCTTCCGTGCATTCGCAGACGGGGGCATCGTCACAGGCCCCACTCTAGGCCTTGTGGGCGAAGGTCGTTACAACGAGGCGGTCATTCCCCTTCCTGACGGCAAGAGCGTCCCCGTGGAGCTTGGAGGCATGGCTGGTGGAATGGGAGGAGAAGTCACCAGTAATATTGTTGTTAATATTAACAATGGGCAGATGCAGGGCAATGGCAACAGCAATGGTTCTGAGCTGGGTCGTAAAATTGAAGGGGCTGTCAAGCAAGTGCTGGTTAGCGAACTACGTCCTGGCGGCATCCTTTCTGGCAGCAGGCGCTAAACCATGACACAGCCAACATTTGCCATCCCCTGTCTCTACGGACTTACGGCACGCAAGGGCACTCGCACCAAAAAAGTACAATTTGGAGATGGCTACGAGCAAGTCAGCCCTGATGGTATTAATAATGAAATGCGTAACTATACAATTGAAACTGCACCAATAGCTGATTCCACTGCCATTGCTCTTGATTCACAACTAAGCGCACTGCAGGGTGATTTTTTCTATTCGCAGTTCTTCATGGACGATCAGAAATATAAATACCGTTTAGACCCTCCAGAGTGGGAATGGCGGGTCATTGGCCCCAATAGCAACGTTTTAAGCTTTACAGTAAAGCGAATTTACGACTCTCGTTCGTAACTGTTATGAGCCTGGAAATTGATGTACAACAAGGGTGGCATGACGCTATTGTCGAACTGTTTGACGTAGACCTTTCACCTATTACTGGAGATAGTAATGACGTGTACTATTTTTCTAATCAGTTAAAGCCTGATGACACGAAAATTCAATGGAAAGGAAATGTTTATGAACCATTGCCAATTATTGCCACTGGCTACGAAAAAAGCACGTCCGGACAAATTGAGCAACCATCGCTGACAGTAGCAAACGTGCTTGGCACCTTTAGCGAGTTAATCAAAGACTACGAAGACATGGTGGGCGCCAAGGTAACCAGACGCCGCACTCTTGGCAAATATTTGGACGGAGAAATTGAAGCGGACTCTCTTCAGGAGTTCCCTGTTGATATTTATTACATTGAAAGAAAATCACAAGAAAATGCACTGGCCATTACTTGGGAGCTTGCAAGCATTTTAGATCTAGAAGGCTTAAAACTTCCTCGTCGCATTATCACTCAAAACCTTTGCTTATGGCGCTATAGAAGCAGTGAATGTGGCTATACAGGGGCTCCATTATTTACAGACAGAGATGCGCTGCTAAATACGAGCGGGATGTCTGCAGCCGCCACCAATCTTATTAATACTTTTTTTATCAAGGAAAGGCGATACGCCGAGCTAGAAATTACAAAACGAAATCGCAATAAAGCATTTGAGAACAAAGACCAGGCTTGTGAATCATTTACATTGTTTGGGATTACTTTTGATCCAAGCGCTGGTACTTATGTAGAAGGCAATAGAGCGTTTCGCAATGGCATCGCAATTGCTTTAACCATTGCAGTGCGGGCAGGGCGGCAAAGGTCTATTGTCAATGGACAAAGAAGGTATGAGCTTGAAGACTGGGAAGAGAGCACTTCAGCATGTGCGACTGCTACTACTGCCTATAACGCTGCGGAGGCGGCATTGGCAGCGGCTCAAGCGGCATACGACACGGCGGTTGGCAATTACAATGCAGCATTTGCCGCACTGCCAGAGGATGACCCTATATGGCAATTAGACATTTGCGGCAAGCGCACCTCTAGTTGCAAGCTTCGCTTCCCTCGTCAGTCATTGCCGTTCGGAGGATTTCCAGGCGCGTCTCTACAAAAATAATGGAATCATCTAGCCTGCTCTTTCCTTTCGCTGCCTTAAAGCCAGCAATGCGCGAACACGCAATGTCATTGCCGGAACAGGAAGCTTGTGGATTAATTGCCGCGAACAAGTATTGGCCTTGTAAAAATACTCATCCATCGCCCTCTCAATTCTTCGCCATCGCAGCAAAAGACTACGCTCGCGTCGAAAAGAAAGGCGCCATACAGGGAATATTTCATTCACACATTGACAGGCAGTCAAAATTTAGCTTTGAAGACGTAAAGGGTTGCAAAGCCTCGCGTGTGCCATGGGTGATGTTTTGCCTGGGAACGAGCGAATGGTCATATGCTGATCCGTCTGGAAATGCTCCTTTTCTAGGGAGGCCATGGGTGTACGGTATTTATGATTGCTATTCATTGTTCAGAGATTTTTACAAGCGTGAATTTAATATTGAACTGGCTGATTATGACCGTGGCGCGGAATTTGAATGGACGAGTCCAGAATGGCGCATGTTTGAAAAAAACGTAAAAGACCAGGGCTTCGTGGAAGTGGAAGCAGCAGAAAAGAAAGGAGACATGCTTTTAATGCAATTACAGTCTCCATTTCCTAATCACACGGGAGTACTCGCTAGCCCCTCTCGCAATATTTTTTATCATCATCTTCTAGATCGTTTTTCTGAAGAGAACGTTTATGGTGGGTATTGGGCAAAGCACACCAACAAAGTACTACGGCATAAGGAGTTACTGTGACATGTTGATGCAAGTAAAACTACTAGGGGATCTTGGCCAGAAATTTGGTCGCCACTATGAGTTTGTGGCCGAAAGCCCTCGTGAAGTTATTTCTGCATTGTCAAATCAGTTGGCAGGATTTAAGCAATATTTGTGCGAAGCTCACGAAAGAAATGTGGCTTTCAAGCTGGTAGATGATGACCCTGAAGGGATGGCTTATGAAAATACAGTTATGCCTTGCAAGCGACTTATTATTGCTCCAATGGTGATGGGGGGAGGTTCAGTTGGAAAGATTCTTTTGGGAGTCGGCCTAATTGCATTGTCTTTCGTCAGCTTTGGCGCGGGCGCATGGGCAGGCTTGGGCGGCTGGACTGCAGCCACTGGCTCTACGGCGGCGTTCACAGCAAGTGGGAGTCTGCTCGCATTCAAGCTTGGGGCGACATTGCTTTTTAGCGGAATTGCGGAGCTGCTTGCGCCCACGCCAAAAGATGAAGGAAAATCAGAAAGTTTCTTATTTGATCAAGCAGCAGAAACCAGCGTGCAAGGCACTCCAGTGCCATTGGTCTACGGTCGCTATCTTGCCACATCCCCAGCTCTTATTTCATCCTCTGTTACCACTTATCAGGTGCCCACATAATGGAACACTATGAAATGGTAGAGGGTGGATGGTCTGTTGCCATCCAAGGCGCAGGCGGTGGTGGCAAGGGCGGTGGCAAGGAAAGTCCTGACACTCTCAAAAGCCGTGCTCAGTCGTCAACTGTTTCCATACTTTCAGAGGGGGAAGTTAAAGGTTTTTTAGACAGTGAAGATCCTCTTAAAAAGATATTCTTAGATGATGTGCCAATTAAAAATGCACTAGGTGAATACAATTTTGAGATAGAACAAATTACTACGTTTAGTAATGTAGTAACAACGGGAAAGGGCGACGTGCCCACTGGCAAGGCAAATCCTGGCACTTCCTTTAGCCGTACAACTTATGTGGACAATCCAAGTCCTCAAACCACTCGCCAAACTCAATCTATTAATTCTTTGGTGGTTGATTATCGCGTGGGTACGCAAGATCAATCTGCGATGCCAGGCTTTGATGATGTACGAGTGGAGCAGGCAGTAGGCACTCGCCTGACGCAAGCAGCAGGTCCAACAACTCGCGTGACTACATCAGCGGATTTTGATCGCGTTCGACTGAGAGTAGGAGTTGCGGCTTTGACAGTAACGGACGATGAGGGAAATACCAACGGCACTTCAGTGCAATTTCGGATTCAAATTAGACCAGAGGGTGGATCGTTAATTGTTAACGAATCGCAAGTTATTCAAGGCAAAAGTTCTGGGCCGTTTGATTACGAATATGAATACAAGCTTTCCGGCTCTGGTCCATGGTTGATCACGCTAACAAGGGAAACAGGGGATTCAGACAGCATCAAAGTTCAAGATGATCTTATATGGCGTGCCATCGTTGGAATTTACGACCAAGCGTATCGCTACCCCAATACATCCATTCTTGGTCTTAAAGTTGGCGCCGAAAATTTTACTGCTGTGCCAAAGATAGCGGTAGACCTTCTTGGCATAAAAGTTAAAATTCCTGCCAATTACGATCCATATACTCGCACGTATTCAGGCGTCTGGAACGGCACTTTTAAGACTGATTGGACTGATAATCCCGCCTGGATTTTTTACGATTTATTGACAAACACGCGCTATGGATGCGGACAGTTTATCGCAGAATCAAACCTTGATCGCTACAGCCTTTTTGCCATTGCTCAGTATTGCGATGAATTAGTACCAGACGGCAAGGGTGGCATGGAGCCACGTCTAACCTTCAATGGCTACATCAATGATCGCGGAGAGGCATATGACGTATTAAATGCGCTGGCAGCGTCTTTTCGTGGAATGCTTTATTTCAGCGAAGGCGTTATTGTTGCCGTTCAAGACAAGCCAAAGCCTATTACAAAAGTTTATTCTCCTGCCAATGTTTACCAGAAAACGGAAGACGATGGCCGCGTAACAGAGCCCCCCTTTCTTTATGAAGGAACAGCGCGAAAGGCTCGCAAAACAGTAGCGCTAGTGAGCTGGAACGATCCACAAGATCGTTATAAAACTAAAATTGAATACGTAGAAGACAGGGCTGGACTATTGCGTTATGGCTATCACGAAAAAGAAGTGAGAGCTTTTGGCACCACTTCTCAAGGGCAAGCGCAAAGGCTAGGAAGGTGGCTCTTGTTAACTGACCAGTTGGAAACTGAGACAGTAACTTTCAAGCTTGGAGTGGAAGGAAATTTTGTTTTACCAGGAGAAATTATTGGCATTGCAGATCCATCAAAAGGAGGGAAACGCTATGGAGGAAGAGTGGTTGAGGCCACGGCTTCTACACTTACCATTGACTTTCCATTTACTTTTTCCGCATCTTCTAGCTATGAGCTTTCCGTGATGAATGCAAATGGCGTGGTGGAAACCAAGCCCTTGCCTGTGTTATCTGGCGCCCTTAGTACCATTCCATTTATCACGCCATTAAGCGCAGAAATAGTAGCTGGTGCTCCGTGGGTATTGCAAGAGAATTCGGACAGCGTAAGGTTGTTCAGGGTGATAGCCGTCAACGAAGACGAAGGAATGTTGACCGTACTTGCCACGCTGTACAACGAAGACAAGTTTACGCAAGCAGACGAAGATACCTTCTTACAGCAAAGCATTAACTCCACTGTCCAGGGACTAGGACTGCCACGAGTGCAAACATCTTCTATTAATCTCGGAGCGGCTGTGTAATGGCTAATTATGAAGTGAGCTGGGATTTCCCTCAGTATTCGGCCTACTCCATTTTGAACGTGATTAATCCAGCAATTTGCTGGAACACTGTGCAAAATAACCCCCTAATCAAGGGCTTTGAGGTGGACTTCTTGGACATGAGGGACATGCAATGGAAGAGGGTTGGTGAGACTAACGTCAATTTCATCCGATTCCCTTCCGACGTTTATGTAGGTGAAAGTCTTTATCGCATTAGAATTGCTACAATTGGACTCAATGGTCGGCGCTCTGCCTATTCCTATAGCACTACCACTCAATCCAGTCCATTGGTCTTTGATTTCACTTTGCCGCAGAGTGTTAGATTGGCAAATGGAAGTATCGTTCCGAATCAACGCCTTTTGTTTCTTGTAATTTGACATGGCAAATCTTTTTGGTCTTGATGCTGCTGGCAATATTGCCTATGTAAAGGCTACCGGCACAGGAACGGATGGTGATCCATATGCAGTGCAAAATGATTTAACGACAAATGCAATGAAAAGCGCATTTGTTTCTGCTAGTGGCAATGTGGACGTGGTGACTGCTGTGAGCGGCAGCAAGCTACGTGTAATGGCCATGACCATCACTTCTCTGTCAGGCTGCACCGTAAAGCTTCAGAGCGGCGGCACTTCTGACAGAACGCCTCCTTTTCACATTGGCGCCAATGGTAACTTGACGCAAAACAATGTTCTTGGACTGTTTGAAAGTAATACGAGCGAAAAAATCAATGCCGTAGTTAGTGGTACTACCACCTACACAGTGATGCTTTCTTACCGTGAAGTGGTGGCATGAGCGTTTTTATTCCCACTTCTAATGTTCCACAAATTGATCTATACGTTCTTCGTAGAGATTTCTTTGATGGCTTTAGCTTGCTTTTGCAAGACAGTGATGGCGTTCCTTTCAATTTAAATGAAGTGCAAGTTTGCGCCTCTGTTTGGAGGTCAACCACGTCAGGCACTACAGAGCAAGTTTTAAGCCTCAATGTTGAAGAGCAGGAACCGCTGAACTCTGGAAGAATTAGGCTATGGCTTACTTCTGCTCAGAATGCCACTCTTTGGGACTCAATTCAATATTCTGTTGGTAGTGGTATTTTCTTCCCATCGGCCTATTCAAATCAAGTGAGGCCGTTTTTATTTTGGGACGTTCGCATTGAAAGAGAAGAATATTTGGCTGATTTGGTGTCAGTGACTGCGGGTGCTTTTGTTTCGCAGACTAACCATACACTTGCATCTTCTGAGCGTGTTATTTTTAACGACACCACGCAATCAACAATTAATTTCAATGGAACAAGCGCTCGCGTGTACAGTGGGCTAACTAATATCTCTTATCAAGCTCCTTATTCATTCACTGTTCCCACTCTTTCTGGTATTACTGACGCCGCTATTGGTGGAAGTGTTTATAGACTAAAACAAGATACAGTGGTGGCGGGCAATGTTTTTGTCGGCCAAACTCTTTCCAATTGTTTCCCATAAAGCATCATGGCTGACTTGAAAGAAGGCGTAGCAGTTGTAACGGTAGGACGGACTGCTCCCATTCCTCCTGGTCCTCAGCCAGCCGAAGATAGCTTGCCCGTGGTCATTGCTAGTGACCAGGAAGCAATTCCCGTAGAGGTGCAGAACCAGCAGATCAGCGAAGTTAGTCTGAGCCTGCTTGGCATTCCTCGCGCTGAAGTGGCGCTTGGCATCTTTGCTGACGTTACCACTTACGACATCAACCCCAACGAATGGCAAAGCGAAGGGGCTGGCACGACCACTCACGTGCCCACTGAAAGCGCCGCGAAGGTGTCACTTGGCACCGCACTGACCAATGGTTATCAAATTTTAAGTAGCAAGCGCTTTTTCCGTTATCAACCAGGACGAGTGAGTGCTGCGACTTTTGGCGTGCGCGTTAACACCACCACTGACCGCACGGACATTAAGAAGTTTGGTGCATTTGACAAGCGCGATGGCTATTACGTTGAAGTGCAAGGCGGCGGTCAAACTTCCATTTCAGACAAGGAAGTCAATCTGTACTGCGTGAGGCGCACCAGTGCCCTGGAAAGCAATGAAGCGGGCATCCGCACGCCAAACGTTGTAGACGGCGATCGTGGCACCGCTGGGGTGGATCTGGTGATCGTTCGCGCTGGCCTCACCTACATCCATGCAGCGCTGTTTGACAGGAGCCTGCAAGGGGCTGGAAACAACATTGGAGGCAATGCCTCTACTGATGGCGCCGCCACTGTTGCTGCTGCATTTATTACGGTGCCCAACGACTATCGCTACACCTATGAGTACAGGGTGCCGCGTAAATTCTTTAGCCATGACCGCCTGGATGGCGAGAACCGCACCCAGTATTATTCTGACCGCACTCCTGGTCGCTCTAGTTTCACTGTGAGCATTGCTGGCAGCGCTGGATCGCCCACTGTCACCTATGGCAACAGCACGGCAGTGGTTGATGAAAACGACAACATCGCCACCCGTCAAAGCGTTTGGGACATTGACCTTTCAAAGGTGACAATGTTCAAAATGGAATATAGCTGGTATGGCGCCGTTGGCGGACATTTCCTTGCCTATATTCCTGACGCTACCACTGCGGGAGAGGCACGATGGGTGAGGATGCATCACATTCGCGCTTCTAACCAACTGTCAAGCCCAAGTCTCGCCAACCCCACCCTCCCATTGTCCTACCTTGTCCAGAAAGGAACAAGTGGCAATGAGAACTCTCTTTATAAATACGGCGCGTCCTACTACATTGATGGCGGCGACAAGGGCACGATTGTTGCCCGTTCTCAGAGCAATAGCACTGATCGCTCTGTTACGACCAGTGGCACAATGCTGATGGCTCTTCGGACTAAGAACACTATCAACTCAATCCGCAACCGCATGCAAGTGTATCCCACTCGCCTGGGCATTGGCACAGATGCACGCGCCACGATCAAGCTTGTCAAGAATCCCACGGCCACCAGTGGCACGCCTTCGTTCACTTCCGTGGATACTCTAAGTCCTGTTGAATTTACCACTAGTACTGGCATTGACACCCTTACGGGCGGCATTACTGTTGGCACTTTCTTTGTAGGCAATGGTGGCGTAGATATTGACCTGGCTCCATACTTTGGCTATAACAAAGACTATCTCTCCTATCCATTGACTGCTGTTGCTGGCGACACGCTTTATGTGTTTGCCCAAGCCGCCTCAGGAACTGCCAACGTCAGTGCTTCCCTCACTTGGGAAGAACAAGTGTGAAGGAGGCTAAATGCAAGATTTAGAAGAAAGGTATCAACTGCCAGAGGATATTGAAGCTGCTGGCACGGTTTCAGTGGAGAGTGATCTTCTTGATTTTGCTACTGGTGATTTATTAGTAGAAGAGACAACACAGGAAGTGCTCACTGGCGAAACGCTGGAAGTACAAGTGTTATCTGAGAATGGCGGATGCTATCCCGTCGTTGTTACTAATGACGCAGGCCGTGCCGCGCCCATCGTCATTACCAATAGGGAGCAAAGCGAAGTTTCTACGAGCCTTTTGGGCATTCCACGCTCTGAAACAGCGCTTGTTCTTTTTGATACTGTCAATATTTACGGGGTCAATCCAAAAGAATGGGGAACCAACAATGGCTACACATATTTTTACGATCCATCGGCGTACACTTTTGATGGAGATTATGGTTATTTTACGAGACACATTGCGTCAGAAAGTGCTGTTCAAGCTTATACTTTTCCAAAGCCGCAAAGTTTTATTTATCCTTTCGACGACAACAGCGGCAGGTTTCCTGGTGGCTATACAAACGGCGTAATGTTCGCTACTTGGGAAAGTAAGCGAGCGTTCCGTTATCAGCCAGGGCGAGTAACTGGTTTCACTCTTGGCGTGAGAATGTCCACTCAAAGTGGAGACGATGGGGAGATAATTCAATGGGGATGCAGGAATAGCTATGGGGACGGATACTATTTCCAATTAGAAAATGGCACTGATCTGTATATTGTTCGCACTTCTCCTGATCTTGGCACGTTAAAAGTGCCCCGCGAAGAGTGGAACGGAGACAAACTACAAGTGGGAGAGGGTGCCACTGGATGGGGGCTTGACTTGTCGCGAGTGACAATGTTCAAGATTGAATTCAGTTGGTACGGCGCGGTTGGCGCTAAATTTTTAGCTTATGTTCCAGACGGAGTGGGAGAAGCCCGTTGGGTGGTGCTGCACTACATTTCCGCTGAGAATCGTTTTACAACACCCAGCTTACGCAGTGCCTATCTTCGCTTGTTTACAAGTTGCAGAAGCATTGCAGGAGCTACGCAGCCCGCTTTTATCAATCTTTATGGCAGCAGCGTCTACATTGACGGAGGAGACAAGGGCACGGTCACCCTCAATACTGCAGCCCTAGAAGCACCAAAGCCAATTAGTAGCTCCAGCAGGAGCATGCTGGGCTTGAATATCAATACCACCATCAATGGGGTGGATAATCAAAAGGCTGTATATCCCGTGAGCCTTTCTGCCTACGCCTCTGTTCCATCGCGCTTTGATTTAATCCTCGTTAGCAATAGTTGTGCAGGCGTGCAATATGGTTATGGCGCTGGCACTTCCGTGTCTCGCGGCAACAGTACGGCAATTGCCGTGACAAAAACAGGAGGTAATCAGCTTACCATTGCAAGCGGCACTTTTCCTGACATCAGTGCAGAGATGAGTGGTCCTACTACTTATTTGTCTGGGCGACGAGTGCGACTGACGGGAACAAATATTTTTAACACTCACGTGGTGTCAATTAATCCTGGTCTTACGCAGATTACCACTGATCGTCCCATTCCTGATGGCACCACTTCAGTGAGACTCTCTCGCATGGATGCCTATGCAGTGGGAGACACGACCATTGCAAGTGGCGTTACAAGCGGCAGCATCTTAAGAAAAGACAATGCTGGCTATTGGAGAATTGGACTATGGCCTCAGGCAAGTGGAGTGTATGATTCCAGTCAAGCAGTCGTTTGGCTGGCCAGTTCATACTCCAGGCTTGCTTTTAATTCAGCAGGAGCCATTATTGGAGAAGACAGACTGCCATCGGCGTTTGCTTGTAACGAAAGCTCTGCTTTTTCCATTGCCGTCAACAGTGGAACACCTTCGTACACTATTTCCGCTGGCGGTAACGTGCTCACCGTAAGCGGCACTGCCAATCCTTGGCCCATCGCAGTGGTCGCTGAACTGATGGACGGGGCAACTATTAATGACGTGACAATTTTTGAAGGCACAAGTATTGCTGCCCCTGGAAATGGAGCGACAAAAGCCATCACGACATTTACGACCAGTGGAGTGTCGCAAAGCTCAACTGATGCTGGTGGCACTGATTACGTGGCGCACAAATTTGAAGCAAGTGCTTCTGACCCATTGTCGGCAGTATTAGTAGACAAACAAGGTTCAAAAACTATTTCTACTACCAACAGAGTGGCTACTTATTTTATTGGTAGTGGAGAAACAAAGCAGTTTGATCTCTCTAATGTGTTCGGCCCTGATAAAATGTTTATTACGGGGGCACCAGGAACGCAATTTAACACTGGAGCATTGTTTGTTATGGCCACTGCACGTGTTGGAAGTGGCATTGCAAGCGCCATGCTTAACTGGGAGGAGCAATAATGACTTTTCCAGGACTTGTTGCGGCTAACAATCTTGCGGATGTAGTTGACAGGGAGAGGGCTTGGGATAATTTAGGACAGGATGTTACTGACAACTTTCCCATTGTCACCCCCTCTTT